GATTTATGTTCGCCATCTAGCTTGTTTAAATGGTGGTACAATTTATAAGTTATAAATAAAAAACCTCTACTTGTGTCCATGTTTACATACTTTCTTATGATTAGCTTGTAGGTCTAGCAAAACTGACACCCATTGTTGCTCGTTCATTACCTCAAACTCTGTCTGAGAGCTTGTTATACGCTTGATCCTAAAGGTTAGGGTAGTTGGGGTCAAATTCTTATAGAACACTAAAAAGCAGGGTATATTTAAGCGTTTAGCGACTATGTTTACGAGGGTTGTAGACTTGAATTTCTGTCCTTTGTCATAGCAGGTCTCTAATATAGCAAGTGGCTCGTAGCAATGTGGACAACATTCAATACTATCAATATCAATCATAGCAATATCGTCATATTTCCTATGCCAATCGTTGTAGCTTCCATTAGAGAAAGCGTAAGTCCATCTAGCCATTTTTATTTTTTAATACCAATATGATGTTATCTTTTAGCTCTATATCTTTTTCTAAAGCAAGTATTATATCAGATTGTTTTTGTATATAATTCTTTTGTCGTTCTAATTCAGCTTGACATTTCTTTAGTTGTTTCGGACAACCTATTTCTTCAAACATCTTTGAGTTTGTCATTTTAATACTTCTATCTTCTTCACACACCCTCTTGGATATACAGTTATATTACCAACAGTAAGTTCGCCATCATCATCAAAGCTATGTGAAGCAAAAATTATAACTCTTCTTTTATCTTTAAATAAAAGGTAGCCAATGTCATCACACCAGCTATAGTTTTCTTCTAATGCTTTTTTTAAATTCATCCATTCAGGATTCGAAGTCGGATCTTGCCAATATACTCTTACTCGTTTATACTTAAACTTATTTTTCTGCTTCATATTTCCACCACGCTTTGTAAAGATCATCAAGTGATACTTCTTTTTTAGTTACTTCCAATATCTTCTTTACCATTCTTGGTTTAGGAAATCTTTTTTCTTTACTCTCAAGGCAGTAGCGTTGTGAGTTTGTCGCTGGATTTATTGATCTAATTCCAAGCATAGTGCCAAGTGTATAATGAGATATACCTTGTTTCTTTCGCCATTCAGCTAGTGTCATATTTTTCCTTATTTGTTATTATACTTAAAGTATCTATATATAGTATATAAAACATTTGACAAGCAAATAAACTACCTGTAAAACAAATAAAAACAAACAAATGAAAGAATATTTTAAAAATTTCAATGGTGGTCAAGGACTAGATCATTGGAGTCCTTCTTCAAGTCAAAACTTCACTAGGTTTTTGATTAATTATTCTTTGCCTCAAGAATTGAGACGACTATTCTTGATCCGATACAAAGCTCCTTTCGGAAATTTAGTTAATAACTGTACGCAAAGATTAACGTGTGAGGTTTTGTTTGAAGGGGATAGAAAAATAAAATTAGAGAACAAAAATTATGACGATATATTTCAACAAGAGCTAGACGCAATAGATAAGAATAGTCCACCAGTAGATGCTAAAGATAAACTAGCAAGAGAGATGATGATTAGCTTTTCTCATCCAACGATTGAGAATATGAAGAAAGCAGTCAAAGAAATATTTGGTAACGAAAAGTTAGTCGCTGAAAGATATGTGTCTGCCAAACATAATGATATGGTCATAGATATTATTGGTAGAGTTGATTATGAAAGTAATGATAAGATAGGTGAGGCAAAAACTAAACCACCTACAATTAAAAAGAAGAGAGGCAAAGATGAATACTATATGGCATCAACTCAACTACCAAATGATCCTGACCCTATGCACATAAGCCAACTTGCTTTCTATTATCATTGTACAAAAAGAAAACCTTTTTTGTTTTATGTAAATGAAAACGAATACAAAATCTTTGATGACACACACGATATGCTGCGACCTGATTATTTAGAAGAGCAATATAATTTATTAACACAAAGACTAAAGTCTTGGGAACAACTAATTATATTTTGTAAAGGTGATATACAAAAGCTATCATCCTTTGCTGAACCACCAGAATTAAATCATCCTTTTTATTATAGGGATTTAATAGACGACCAAAAAAAACAAATCAAACAACTATGGGGGTTAGATACATGAAAACAAACATATATCAAAAACTACACAAGGCAGCTTGTGAAGCAAGAGGAGTAGTCAAAGGAAAGAAAGTACCAGGTATGCAATTCAATCCTTTGTTACATGACGAAGTACAAAAGGTGGCAATGGAGTCGTTACTAAACAATGGACTTTATCCTATCT